CAGTTATTCAACGACTGGGATGATTGTGAATGGTCCAAGTTTGATAACTACATGTTGTCCAACCTACAGCTATACCTTAAGAAAGGGTTCATCAAATCTAAGTTCAGAAATCTTCGTACACGTTCGTTCATTGCGTCTACTTCGGGAGACTTCTACGAGTATGTGTCCGATAAAAACAACGAGATGACAAGAGCACACTCGACCGTGTTGGGTCAGACCTTGTATGACGACTTCGTTAAGCAGTACGTGGATTACGGACCAAGAGGGCGGTACCCGCTAACGTACAAGAAGTTCTATCAGTGGGTTGATCTTTGGGGAGAGTTTATGTACAACGCCAAACCGATAACCACAAAGACGTCTGCTGGAAAGAACATCTATTTCGACATAAAGTATGACGAACAATTGACACTGCTATGAGTTCGCTTAGAGAATACCAGATAGAAGCTACGCAGCAGATAAGCGATGGATGGAGGGACCACAAACGGCAAGTCCTGGCCCTTCCAACTGGTGCTGGGAAGACGTTTACGTTTAGCTTTATGGCTAAACTTGCGGCTGATCGCGGTAAGACCATAATCATTCTTACGCACAGAACAGAGCTGTTCAATCAGACTTACAACACGTTTGAGCGAATAGGATTATCACCGATGATCATTGGTCCCGACAGCCCATCGCCCGTAGTGTATGAAGGTGTGTTCGTTGTGATGGTTGAAACGTTGGGGCGTAGAGCGGTGTTACTGGAGAATATTCAGCCAGATCTTATCATAATCGATGAGTGCCACGTTGGTAACTTCAATAAGATAATCGATATCTATCCAGATTCGTATGTTTTGGGAGTAACCGCTACACCAGTCGGTAAGCACTTTGAAAAGTATTATACAAACATCGTGCAACCGATCGACACACCTGACCTTATACGAACAGGGTTTTTGATACCGTACAAGGCGTATCAGATGGCGGATGATTTTTCGGATCTATCTCGCGGAGTTAGTGGTGACTACTCGGAAAAGTCTCAATTCAATCACTTCAACAAGTCGAAACTATACGACGGTGTTGTGGACGAATGGAGAAGAAGATGCAACGGAAAGAAGACCATTGTATTCAATTGTAATATCGAGCATTCTAATGCGATGTCAGAGCGTTTTAATGCATGTGGAATAGAATCGTACTCAATAACGTCTAAAACGTCTAAGAAGGAGCGAGAAGAGATACTAGATAGGTTTCATCGTGGTGAGTTCTTAGTATTGAACAATGCTTCTATCCTCACAGCTGGTTACGACCATCCACCGATCGAATGTGTGATACTCAACAGGGCGACTGATAGTCTACCGTTGTTTTTACAGATGATCGGTCGGGGGTCTAGACCAAGTGAAGGGAAGTCGTTTTTTAGTGTACTTGACTTCGGAGGAAACCACACCCGTCACGGTATGTGGTCCCAACCTAGAGAATGGTCGCTCAAGCAGAAGAAACGAAACAGTTTGGGAGCGGCTGTAGTAAAGGACTGCCCTAAATGTGAGGCGATGTTGGTTGGTAGTGCGAAAGAGTGCGAGTACTGTGGGTATGTATTTCCTACGGTGGTAAAGGATCTTCGTTCGGGCGTTATGGTGGAGTACTTTGAGAAAGATATTCCAAATAAACCTTGGACCGAGTGTACACCCGATGAGTTGGCCGTGCTAGTTAAAGTCGGAAAGATCGATCGAAGGAAAGCTACAGCGTACATGCGTCACCAAGGTGTAGAGAAATTAGGTCAGTTCGGTAGAGCTTTAGGGTATTCTACTGGATGGGCTTGGCAACAAATGAAATTTTTAAAGAAGAAGTGATATGAAAGCAAATGATTTTAGGTTAGGTAACTTATACCATTTTGAGGATGTGTCAGGAATGGTAGTAGAGAGAGTTGACTATATAGAAAACGAAATGGTTGATTGGAACCATTTAGATTTAATACATCCAATCCCACTAACAGAAGAATGGTTGTTGCGTTTCGGGTTTACAATAACAAAAAAAACAAAAGAAGGTAATGAAATTTGGACTTTTATGGGGGATGAGCATAAGTTTGAAATAGAGCAAATAATCGGATTTTATTTGTATGATAATATGTGCTTTGGAACTGAAATTAAACACGTCCACCAACTCCAAAATCTTTACTTCGCTCTTACAGGTGAGGAGTTAATACTTAAAGAACAATGAAACACTCAGAAGACCGAATTCAGCAGGAGTCAATCGCTTGGTTCCGAAACACATTCTGCCTAGCGCACCACTCTCCAAGATATCTTATGTACTCCATACCAAACGATGGAAAGGACGTTATGGAGCAGATGCGAAAGAAGGCAACAGGCATGCTTCCAGGAGCCTCTGACACTGTGATCGACTTTGGTTTTACCGTCATATATTGCGAGTTCAAGGACGATCGCGGAACACAGAAGGAAGCACAAAAGAAATTCCAGCAGAGAGTAGAAGCATTAGGTCGTGAGTACTGGCTGGTTAGAGATTTAGAAACGTTTAAAGAGAAAGTGTATGAAGTACTTGACAGAAGAGAAGCTTAGGAGAGAGATTATTATAGAGTATGAAACTATAAAGTCGCTTAAAAGGTCTATAGAAAATCTAACCACACAGATAGCATACCACAGAGGAAAGCTTGAGTACTTAGTAGGTCTTAGTGCAAATCAAACAAAAATAAACTTCGATGAAGATGATAAACAGAATTAGAAGATGGTGGTTTAAATGCACCATGGACGAGCAAGTACAGTACGATAAGAACTACAGCCAGGTGAAGTACGGAGATCTGATCTTCTGGCATTTCTCAAGAGAGACTAGGACATATTCATATTACATGTCTCTTGGAGATGGTTATTACTATATCGAAAAATCTTTCTTGATATGAAACTATCCACAGCAAACCCAAACGTCCGTGATCTCATTAAAGCTTTCGACCTCGACGAGCCTAAGCTGTACAACATTTTGGTTGATGATTTCGAACTTGATAACGGACGCATCATAATAAATTCAGCAAAAGTCTTGGATGATAACTTTAATGTTACTAGATTAGCAGACCAATCTAAGTTGATTGATTTTTTACCACAATGTAATATAGTGTTCGCATGTACAAAGGAACAGAAGTAGTCAAGGAGATGATATCGCTCGGAGTAAAGAAGGCTGATATTATGAAGCGGTGCAGAATAGGAGGAAGAAGATTCAATGCGATCTTTAAACACCACATGTACCACACGCTGCATAATTCAAGGGGGATAGTATTTGGATCAAAGACCGTACCGTATCATGATTGTGAAGATATGTACGGTTTGGTCCCACAGTATAGTTATGATGAATTAAGTTTAAACGAAAAAGAGTTTTATGAGGGTAAGAGTAACATCCAAGAATTATTGGTATAAGAAGGGTGAAGAGTATGATGTAATTAGAGTTGGTTCTACTACTCGCCCAATTACTTTATTTCAAGTAATGGGAGGACCACAAGATGGCAGATTTATAAGGGGATTGGATTGCGATATCATAAAAGAGCAATTAAGCGCAGAAGACCTTAAGGAGCTAGATGACTACATGAAGGCCAATTATGAAAACAGCGTTAGAAGCGCGCTAGATAAAATGTCAACGATTGGAATGACAAAAGAAGAAATAGAAGAACTTATCGAGAGTGGTAAGGCAACTACTACAGATAATGTATTCGATGTATCAAAGATCAAACAACGAATAGAGGATATAAAAGACGCCCACTACGATAATACAAATGGTAGTCTGTACAAGTTTGCTGAGGACCACAAATTGAATGCATGGGAGTTTGATATAATTAAGCGCCTGGTAAGATGCCGTAAGAAAGGCCAATTCAAAGAAGATCTAGAGAAAACAAAAAGAGTAATTGATTTATATTTAAAGGAGTTTAAAGTATGAAAACACCAACAACAGCACAGAAATACCTAGCACTCGCAACAGTGCTACCTACGATCGCAGACTTCATCGAAGATCTGAAGGACACAAACGTGTTCAAACACTCGCTCGCTCAGAAGGCTAACCTACTACTCAACGAGATCAGAAGAGCTGACAATAAGTTCTTCGAGGGATTGGATGAAGAAACTAAAAAACGATTGGCCGATCAACAGCACAATGCTGGAATGTCGTTCAGACAATGGGTCGCTGAGGAGATTAAGGATCCGTTCCAAAAATGAACCGAGCACTCTATATAGCGGATATCTTAATTACGGCAAAACGTAAGAGAGATATCCGT